GCTTCTACACCAGGAGGTAAGGCATTCTTAGGCATTAATAATCCCCTCCCTTACGCTCGTCTTCTAAGCCGATAGCAGCAAGAATCTGCCAAAGAGAAACAACACGCTGATCATCCTCTGTAGTTGAGTTGAGCTTATGCTTATACATTTTTGGTAACTTACTTATTAAACTATCGACTTTTGTCTTTCTTGTAAGAAGTGTAGATTTACCACGAGATACCAGAGACTGCTTAAAGATATCTAGTATCTGAGGAATTCCAACTACCTCATACATCGCGCCCCGCCTAAGAGGGGACGTCTCTAAAATGACCGTCTTAGGTAAAAACGTCTTCTCCACTAAGACTGTCTCTACGTGAACACTCTCTGCCCCCACGAACCCCCCAGAGACTGGGATAACGCTCCAACTGGCAGGATCATACAAAGCCCCATTCGTCTTCGGGTTGGGAAGCATGTTGTTAGCAAAGCGCACAACGATGTGGCGCTCATCTATGATCTCAACGCTAGAAATGTAATTACACGGGTTAGTTGTAAACGAGCAGTCCCCAATACTAACGGTGTCCCCATTGGCATTACAGAACGTACCACTAATCGTAATAGTCCCATCACACACAAACGGAAGACAACAGATATTAAAAACGTAACACGTCTCCCCCGTTACAGCGTCCGTGTTGACAGTTACGCTGCTGCAAGCCTCAGCACACGGCGCTGCAAACCCGTCGTCTAACGTACCAATCGTTAGACCCGTACCGTCGTATATTAACACGCCGTTTACGTAAATGCGGATACACGTAATTCCCATCCCAGAACAGCCATCATCACAGACGGTAATGACGATGGGCGTGTTGATGTTTATCCCGGTAGAACCACACGCAGGCTTGATAGAGGTTATCGTGGGGGCTTTTTGGTCGCCCCCTCCCCAGGGGTCGTCCCCCCATTCTGATAATCCCCATCCATTACAGGCCATTTCTCAATTTCCTAGTACGTCTTTTTAGTTCCGCTGGAGAGTGCGCCACCCATCATTCCGTGACGGTCATCATTGTAGTGCGGTATGAGAGCAACCTCTACAGAAACATGAACCAGGGGAAACAAGTCTCCCGCCGTTACGTTCCTTGCAAAGCAGCACAGTTGCCATTGATGCCCGCCCATGTACGCGTGTCCTTGGGACTTATATTGATCAGGCAATAGCACTTTAGGCATCACTTGGGTTTGTTGGCTGAAAGCGGCCAACATACCCGTATTGTCTCCAATTCCAGAGGCCATTGAGGACGGTGTCCACCGGATATTTCCTGAGGCATCTGGGTAAATAGTCAGAGGGAACCCCTGAACACCGGGATAGACAATGACGTCGGCCATGCCAGTGGCTCCCGTATCGTGCCCCATACCCACAATCTGGTCTTGGTTCAGGTCTTTACCGGCGTTAAGAGTGGCGTCACCAGTAGCCTGTGGAACCTCCATGACTCTAAAATCTAATGCGAGTTGAGCCGTCCCCCCCTCACCACCAATAAGGCCGTCAGCCGCTGTACGTCCTGAGTCTTTATGAATGCAGTACCCATAGATATCCGTGATCGCAAAACTGTACGGGATATACTGGCCAAATACGGTTGTGCTAAACGGCGTAGCAAGGTCGTAAGTTCCCATACCTGCGGGGACTAACGCGCCCTCTCCAGGGCCTGCAATCCGTGTCGTGAGCATTGCTGCCGGAGATACAAACTGCCAAGTAAACCTCTGGATTGATAGGTTCGTATTCGCTGTCGGAGACATAAACGGGTACGTGGGCAAGTAAACCGGATTTGCTGTTGGCCACGAGCTAGAATCCAAACTCTCATTTATATTTCCAGGTAGTACCGTACTCAACGACGACTTGTTCGACTGGTTACTACGCACGGTAGCGGACAAGAAGATAACGTCGTAGCCCTGCGAGTCCATCCTCTGCAGTTTCCACCGCACAGTACCCTTGTTAGCTCCAGAACTTGCGTTCGGGCTTCCAAATGTTTTCCCCGGAGTATTTTTGTCCGACCAAAACCGTTGCGGAGGAACTAAAAACGTATGCTTTAAGAACCTTACGTTAGTAGCGGGGTTTGTAAACGCTGCAGTGTTATCTACAACAACCGTACCCACACTGTTGGTATCTGTTGAGTACGCAGGGAAGAGATCTCCACAATCAGAGTAGTGGGCATCAAGCCTGAATTGGACGCTCCCTCCTGAAGCCTTTGCCGCAGTAATAACCTCTACAATTACTCCGGACTTATCATCGTATCGGTAGTCAAAACTTGTCGTAAAATACGCCTCGTCTGACCCCCCCGTAGGGAAGTTAAATCCACCGATATCCCCGTAAGAGGCTCCTGAAAATAATGAGGTATCCTCATCAATCAGTGCCGTAGCCAGTACGTGCTCCTCATAGACGTTCTCACTAACGTACGTATTAGCTAGCCGAACATCGTCATTAAACATCCCTTGAAGCTGGACATTGGTCATCTGATAGAAGACTTCTGCTCCGTCGATATCCCTAGTGTACGGAGCAATAGCGGATCGCTCTACGGTAAACCACCAACCAATAACGTTATCATTTGTGGGGGTGGGGAACTGTACCATGTGTGTACAGTTCGCCACTTCCAAAGTGGCGGCAGTAAGGACGGGAACCCAACCAACCGTGGTTCCCGCAACATCTGGAGCAGCTAGTGTAATGTCTTTATCGAGAGTGTCGTTTAACTCCACCTCTTTGATATAAAAGATTAGACCAAGCTGGTCTGCAGCCACGTTAGAGGGTCCAGAAAACCGACCATCAACCCGAAGATTGTATCCCGTAGCCAGCGCAGTTACCGGAGTTTGAGCGCGAGAGTCTCTGGGGATAAACCCAATAAGAGTATTAAGAGAGGCACCACTATTTACCATCCCTACGAGAGGAACTTGGATGCCCGCTGCGGGAGCCGGGTTAACGGTAGCACCTACATTACTAATCGCCAATGCGCCCGTGTCGTTTAAGAACGCGTGTGCGGGCCAGCAAGCCTCAAACACACTTCTTCGATACGGGTACTGAATGTGCTTATCAGACTCTAAAACGACTTGAGAAACTACAAAAGTAGCAACATTAACGTCTGTTCTGGTGAGTGCAACGTCTACAGAGACAATAGGGTTTGAAAAACTGTTCTGTACTGGGTTTCCAGAAACGGGAGTCGTGGCATCTAAAATCGGACCACTACTCAAAAAGCTGAGTTGTGGTTTTGCATTAGACCCTAGTTTATTGCCCGACACCCCTGTTCCCGACCCGGCTACGCCAGTAACTGTGGTGTTGTCATATAGTGGAATATCAAAGCAGAGTTCTTTTTCGTCTGCCGCCGCTCCGGGGTTATTGTCGTCAATACTAATGTTTGGTAAGTTAAGCATGAACGTCCAGTACGGGTAGTCTGGAGTTTCATTTGTAGTCGGGATATCAACGCCTGCTGTAGCTGCGGGCTGTGATAAAGTGTTGAAACGAATACTAACCTTAAGGCCAACAGGGAGAATATTATCTCCTGTTGTAAACCCATACACCTTTACTCTTGTCGGGGTGTTAAACATCCCATGCGTTTGGGAAATCTCCGTAGGAGTGTTAATCCCACACCGCATGTCATAATTAAACGTCCCGTAAAGCGTGTTATACGAGGCGTGTGCGGTGTGATAAAGGATTGATCCGGGCCAACCTGACGACAAGGTTCCTGCGAGTGCTGTAGCAGAGGCAGCAGTGACGTTCCACAGCGCGGTACCTGGGAGCTTACACTCGTACATCGAGACTTCGGCTATAGGATCATCTGCTCCCGAACCTGCAACCTTAACAACTGTCGTCTCGGGGTTAATAGCCCCTAAATCTGTAGGTGCCGCGTCAAGCTGTACCGATTGGGTAACAGCCGAATCCTGAATCTGAATAGCTGACTTATTATAGCTGTGACCCACCGCACCAAGTTGGAGGTGTGATGCGGGTATCATTGCTCCAGAAGGAAGACTTTGGAACTGAAGACCACCTTGCACGTCTTGGGAAAAACCAACCTGCTCATGGACCCCAACCATGACAACAGTTGCTCCACCCGCCGTTAAGAGTTGTCCTACCGGGATAACATTGTTCGGCACCGTCCAGTCTAGCGCGGTGGTGAAGGAGTCCTGGAAGTTTCCAGAAATCTCGTCGAAAAGAACTCCTTGTCCTACTGACGTCGCCACTGTCGATCGACTCGACCCTACAAAAAGAGGGGCTCCTGTTGCGGCAGCAGCAGTAGCGGCCACACTTAACGTTGTGCCTCCGGCAGGACCATAGATAACGAAGTGCCCTTGTGCGCCGGTCAACACGTTCTGAATAGCGATTCCTACGATACCTTCTCTAGCGCCGGGATTAACGGCTGACGCTGGGTTAGCGTCTGCTATACGGGCATGTACGGAATCTACACCAGCGGCGCTATACGTAAGCATACATACAGTGCCCGCAGATATAGTTCCGGTCTCGTCATTGATCGCAAGCATCTCAATCGCGCCGATAGCCTCGTTATCAATCGAGGTTCCGACTTCTGTAGCACCCACACGAAGACCAGAAAAGTCTCCAATACCGGAATATCTGAAGCTCTTTGAGGCCGTGCTTACGCCCCCCAGGTACTCACTGGGTAACGTCATAACAGTGCCGGAAGCATTACTGTTTAAGACAAGACACGTGGGTACTGAGAAAATAGGCTTATTAGCGGCTAGCTGGAAGCGGTCGCTTCCGCGTATAATCCTACCGGGGTTCTTACCAAGGAATAAGATTTCCCCTGTTGTATACGCTGTAGTGTCGATAACTCCTGGGGCAGCCTCTACAACACCAGAGCGAGATACCCAGATAAGACGGTTAGTATCTACCGCCGTAACAGTTCCGTCACTACCTGTAGTGTCTGTTTTGAACAGCCCTACATACTCAGGCTCAGTATCGCCATTAGCGAGGCCCACAATAGGGACTTGCTCACCCGTAGTGGGATTGATCGTGTGCATCAACCCCGTCATGGCGAGGGCAGCGCCTGCCTTTAGGCCAGCAGGAGCAACATTCCAGGGAGCGGTAGCGCCAGGAATCGTAGCGTGATTAAAGTAACAAAGCTGAACACCACCACTGGTGGACAAATCGTCTAATACATCCAGCGCGTAGTTTCTGTCTTTAGCCCACCCTTGTCCAGATGGAGACCCACCAGTATACGCGTGATTAGTGGTATCCTGGTCTGACTCAACAGTCTCCCCTGCCGCTGGGATACGGGTATTGGTTCGAACATTATTTGTAGAAACTACAAAATCGATCGACTCACTAGTGTCTGTTCGGGTGCAACGGAAAAACCATGTCCCTTCTTTGTCTAAAATGAAGGCATTTCCAGAAGCTAACGGGTTGGCTAGAATAGGAGGTCCACCGCCGTTGTTAGCGGCAAACCAGGCAGCATTAAACGCGGTACCTTCTGGGGCATTTAACAGTGTCCACTGCGTAATACCCGGAGCAAGGGCCGTAGTCCAACCGGGGGGGCCGGAAGAGTACGCCTGAACAATAACGTGCGTAGCTCCATCAAATGGAACGCTAAGGTTACTACCGCTCCATGTCTGCGCGGCGGCACTACCGGCTGTAAGCCTCACATAAATAGCCATCTAATAGCTCCTAAACAACAAGAACGCTGTCTGCGTAAGGAGAGCGATCTGAATTAACAGTCACATCAGCCTGAGGTTCAATAACATGTACGTTAGTAACTCCCGTTACACCCATTACACGCTCAACCAACTCCGCAAGAATTACGTCTTGTCCTATACCTAAATTATTAACATATGAGATCACAAGCTGTTTTGAGAAAAACGCTGCAGTGTCTAAATCTGTCTCTTCAGAATCAATCGTTATATTAAGAGTTACGTCTATCGGCGTTCTCTGCGCGGGGCGCACAAGAACCTTTACGCCTGCCGATCGAACTCCGGGGTAGTTAACGGCATTAAATATATCCCCGTCAATAACCTTTTGGGCCTCTTTTAACAGATTAGTAAAATTCTCATAAATTGCAAAAATACCACTTCCATCAACAGGAATTTTTCCAGACAGAAACTCAATCTGTCCCAGAGCCTCGTTAACTACGTAGTCTTCTGTTCCGGTAGCACATTCCCCAGACGCCAACGGCACTAACAGAGAAGCCGCTCCAATCTTTTGACCGTTCACTAAGAATAAACGAAGAAGATCATCCCCCAGTGGGAACTTATCCAACTGGTAATACTTTCTCTTATCCTCAGAAGAAAGAGATACCGCCTCACATAGGGAAACTGTTGTACCTATGGGGAGCGCGGGCATACTTAAATCTGGCACTCCAGCCGTCGGGATAGACTCTAGTGTATTGACCGCCACATTCATGTTGCCGTATTGGGTAATGAATGGGTTACCGCCCATCGGATTTAAAATAATATAAGACAAATTCGATAGGGTGGCTGATGAAAACCCTACAAGGCTATTCAAGACTATTGTGGTGTCAGTAGGCACGGTAGGTACGTTTAGAGTATCTTCTGCGTGTCTTTCTTCGCTGTTTACAATCCCTGCGGAACTAGCGTCATCTACATATGCGTAGACGAGTTCCTTTTCAAAATTCTCTACTATGCTAGCTCGGGTTATGATTGAGTTAGTCACGGGGTCAGTAGTGGTAAGTAGGTTGGTTAGAAGCGCCACTTTTGTAGCCGCAGGAAGGCTGGCAATAGTATCTCGAATCCTATCTCTAAGCTCTGAATCAAGCTCAGGACCACGTCCCCCAGAAATAAGATCTAGGTTAACCACAGACGCCCCAGCATAGGGAATTCCGCCTACAATCTGATTTAGACGTTTTGCGGGGATATTACTGTTAACACCCACCGTTGTGCTTCGAACGTCAACCGACTCACTCGCAAAGTATCCCTGCTGGTGAAGACCAACCGCCGTCGTTATACACTCAATCTCAAATGTAACGTTTGTTGGCTGAGCACGAAGGGTCGTACCTGAAGCGATAAGCCGGTCAGCAGCGGCAGCGTCAAATAGACACACTAAACTACTACGATTATCAACCTCGTCTACGCCTGTGGTGGCTGAAGAGTGGGAATACGTAGTCTGATTAACAAGTGTTAACGCTCCCGTAGCCGCGTCTGTGGCGTTAATCGCTACCTGCTCTACATTGCCGCTCTCTCCAAGCTGAACAGTAAATGGGGTTGCTCCAAAAACAGAGACATCCTCTACGTATATCGTAGTAGCTCCAGCAGCTACATTAGTCGTCAAAAAAGACCGCTGAAGATTAGTATCTAGAAATAAGACAGTACCCGCAGACGAAGTAGAAGGCCGACGCGAAACATCATAATCTGCAGCCCGATCGTCTAACGCACCCCCACTCGCATTCTGCAAAAAGAATGAGTTGAGGATGTTATACATCTGGTAATATTGATTAGCGTCCTCTAAAGCCATCGACTCAAGGATGGTTCGGATAACGCTTCCAACATTAAAATCAGAGATATTGGTGTTCAGATACAGGTAGTTTATGGCATCTTTTAATATCTCTTCTGATGTCTTAGGGGTAAAATCTGCCATGTCTCACTATGCGGTCATGGTAATAGCCACGGGCACGTAAGGCACGTTACCCGTCAAATGTACTTTCGTTTTTAGGTTTACAATATCACCTAAAATATTTACTTTCGTATCGACCAGTTCTTTAATCCTACCGTCACTTAACATAGTATCATTTAAAGATAAATATAGATTGAAGTTTAAGTTCCTGTCCCCTTTTCTTCCCATAACAGGAACAAGCCCAAATTCTGGGTGAGCACTAAGTTCCCCACGTTCTGTGTGTAACTTAATCTCTATAGCTTGTACTATATTCTCTTGGCCCCCTACAACAGCTAAATCTCCTGTCGGGCTGATGGCAATATTAAACTCTGACACCCCCAACGTGGTGTCCGTGCTCTTGTTTAACTTTATATCTCGACCCATAGCTTCTTCATAGACATTTAAACTGGTCTTCAGGGGATTAATTTTTACGTTATTGTCTCCCGAAACCAAGTCGGTTGGTACGGGTAAATAAATTATATCACCAGAAGTTAAAAACTTTTGAAACGGGGCTGCATACGTTGGTGTATCTGTTATGTAGGGGGAGTCTAGGCCATTAAACTCAATGATCCACGCAAGCCAGTTCAGATCTCCTAGTATATCTATAACCCAGGTTTCTAGGTCTGTTCCTGGCCCCGGACAAGCAAACGGTTGAGGTTGTGTGCCAGACGGGGGTCCTCCCCCGTTCGGGCTCATTATTCTATTTCTAGGGGTACTTGGAAAACTATCTCGATTTTGTGTTCTTACTAGTTCTTCAACCGCTCCTGGCTGCGACAAAGTTGCAACCGTCGTGGATAACATGTCGAACTCGTGTGAGAGTTCAAACATGGCTTTCGCGGTCACCGACCAGTTCCCTATCCACGTATCTACGGCCTCACTGCCCCATATGTTAGGTTGAACTTTAGAAAGTTTGTTTAGTGCGCCCTTAGCCAACTGTAGGATCGGCGCAATCGCTGACCCAACCGCTAACGCCGCCCCCGAAATACCCTGTAGGGTTGCCCCTATTGATGTAAAGGTTGTATCAAGCTTATCCACAAGCTCTAAGACTTTGGTAGTGGATGATCTTAAATCTCCAACAATATCATCCCCAAAAGCTGGTAAATAAGCTCCCACAATGCTGTTAATCATCGCTGCACCCCTACGCATCGAGGCTACGTGTGCGTGTACACTCGTAGGGTCCGGGTGAATCGTATTAACAACAGAGGAAAAATTCACCTTCTGAGTAAGGGTGCCGGTAATGACATAATTGTACGTAAATGGGGACGCAGCGTCACGGGTAGTAACAAAGCTTGTAGGCTCAAAAAACCAAGCTTCTTGCTCCTTGTTGTTAAACCAGACCATGTATATTTTATATGACTGCCCTTTATCTTTTTTTAAATCAGAATAGTTTCTAAAAAGATTACGAAGCTTTAAAATATTCATAAAGCCCGTAGGTTCTCCCGCCTTGTGTGGGATAACATTATCTGGCCGACTAGACTGAGCCCGAGTCATAGCTGGTCGATAGCCGGTAGTACCTGAGAGTGTAAGTGTTCTAATAACGACACCCTGAGACTCCACGTACATCCCACCACCTTGTGTGGGGATGATGTGTGTTGCGAAGGGTTCGCTAATGTTCATGGCTTTAGGGTGTAGGTTAAAGAAGTAGCTACTAGTCCCTAGTAGATCCCCATTCCCCAATGCCTCTGACCCAATATTTGACGCGAGTAGGCTATTAGCTTTGGCGGCAGACCATCCCCCTCCGATCATGCCCTTATTAAAGCTGAAAATACTAAAGCCATACAGATTTTCATTTTCACTGAAATCTGTAGTTCTTCCGCCCTGAATACTTTGTAGGGCGATATCTTCGTGCGAAACGAATATTTGAGTAGCAGATCTCTTCTCAAATATCTCTGAAGCTTTGGGGGTAAGAGCATCAACAAGAGCGCCCTTACCTTTACTACCAGATGCCCAATCTGCGATCTTGGTGTTGCCCGCACCGGGTAACCCCTCCAACTTCTCATTAAAAGTCGCAACCTTTCCGCCAGCTATGTCGGGGGGTAGTCCCATTATTATGCCTCTAGTATCTTACTGTCTATGCAATTATTAGCAGATTGAGACAAACTCCCTCCAGTTAATTTATCTACTTCTTTATAATCTCCAGAATCCACGGCCTGATCTAATGCAGCAACAAGGGCTATTGTGTCTTGTATACCTTTACCAATTACGTTCACACCCTCGACCATAGCACTCAAGGAACTACCTAAGCTGTCTAGTGTGGACTGCCTAGAAGAAATTGCAGTAGCGTCATAATAAGTAGAGAGGGGATCAGTAATAGTAAGATCAGCCTCCTCGTACCAATACCCAGCCCCCTCTACTAACTCCCCCCCAGGAATGGTTGGATCAGGAATATCTGCATCCAATGTTGGATCATTCACTCGGTTAGGGTTCTGTGGGATGTCCTTTGTATTCTCCCTATAAAAATCCCAAGCAGTCTTCGTTCCCTGCCTAATTTGAACCAAAATGCTGTATTCAGAATTTACTGAGGAAAGCTCCCCAATCACCCCACCCGTACCATCTGTACCCACTACATCTTCTAAGGAACTTCCTGAGGGAAGGACAACACTGTCTGGCGCAGCGCCCGTAGAAAATGTAGCGTATAGAAGCGCCACTATCTGCGGAACAGCGAGCCCTATGGCAGCAGCAGCACCCTGCCCCCCAGGTATAACCTCTAACGCTTTCTGAGCGCTCTTTAAGCTGTTTATTGCCGAAGCCATAGCCTTAGCCTCAAGGTCATCCACACCACCCGGCAGGGCGTCCGTCGCCGCACTTAAGGCATCAGTGCCCGCTTGTGCAAAGCACGCGTCTTTCTGCTCGTCTAAGACTTCAGGGTCGATCGCCTCACCAAGGGCATTCTTAATACCGTTCTCGTCAAAACCAACATCTGAAGCATCCCCTTTGCCCGCGATATAACAGTAGTCACTCCCGGTTGTGATCTCTCCACTCTGATAGGTGGGAGGATTTATAGAATCTACAAACCCACCAAGAACCTCACCCGCTGCTGCTGCACCAGGATCTAAAGAAGACATTAACGATATTGATACTGCGTTTAACGACTTATGAAGATCTTTTAAGTATGTAAAAAGGTCTCCACTGTTCCCAGACGTCATCTTTACAGAATCGTGCTGCCTAGCTGCACGTCTTAGACTCCCACGAGGACCTTGGATGTCTACACGGTTAGTGACGTTCCCCTTGTCGTCTTTAAGAGGATCTCCATTGTCGTCTACTAAATCTTTGGGGCTGTAGATTTTTACCGAATTAAGAGACGAATAGACCTCTACGTCCTTACTGGCCTGGAGAACTGCCGTCCCCTCCGGCAAACCACCTTCACCCTCACCTTCCCTGGGAAACCCCGCCGCTATATAAATATCATTACTAGTGACGACGGTAATCGTTCCCGTAGTGTTGTCCCCAGGATCTACAGCGTAAGCCCCACTATCTGGGTCTACAACTGTCTTAGCGTTCGCGTTGCGAGCGTCTAGAACGACGTCCCCGTCATTCTCTACAAGAAACTCAACACCATTAATTCGAGCAAACGCAATCTCTTTGTCAGAGATTACCGCAGCATCCTCCATGTTAAGCGGGTTCGGCCAAATGCTAGTGACCACAGGAGACATGTAATCTCCGTTAAGAAACTGAACTAGACAGTAGTCCCCGTCTTCAGTCCCTCGAAAACCTTTACGTCCTGTGTTTGTGGTCGCCTTTGGCACCACATAGCCATAATTGTGAACTCCACCAAACCCGATGCAGAGAGGAACACTCTCAATAAACGACCCAGACCCAGGAGGGCCTGAGATAATCTTTACACGAACCTCTAACCGAGACCCCGATGATGCCGTCTTCTTTACAGACCTCTGATACCAATCGTCCTCTCCGTTAGATAAAAAATCATGGACCTCTACGTTTGTACTTTCCGGGTTTCTAAGAGAATTAGAATCATTGTCCGGATTATCTGCGTAGTAAACGGCGTCTATAACCCCTAAAATAGGAAAGAACATCTGGTGCTGGGCCGTAACACCTTCTGGGACGTTATGGGACGAGGGGACGTCGCCACCGCCATCAACATTTGACCGTGTGTGGTATCCCCACGGGGCTGGTGCTTTATCTTTCATTGTGGTTTGTCATGCATTGTTTTTATTGTGGCTTTTTCTTCGGAATCTTAGGCTTCTTTGGGAGTTCTCCCCGTTCGTTCGCCGCCTTACCGGGGTCATCTTCTCGCGCTTTAATTGTGTCTTTTATCTGTCCACCAACTCCGGTTTTACCTGTAAAAGACCCGGCTGGGGGGATGGTAGCGTCTTTACCCCCACGTTTATACTCAGATGTTTTAAATATTCTTCCTAAGTTTTGGCGCTCACTCTTGTGCGCTGCAATTTGGGACGTAGGACGCTCGTAGTCTAAAGCATTCTCCCCATCCATAGGCTGTCCTCTGGACACCGATATATTCGTAGAGAGCGCACCAGGATAGGTCCAAGAGTGCGCTACCTGCTCAACGTAGAATGAGAGATTAACATCGGGTCTATCTACTCGGTATCCGGGTCGAAGTCCGGGCATCCCACGAAGGGACATACTACCGGCCAAAAGCTCGTGGTTGTGTTGGTTCCACATGTCTTGCAGGATCGCCCATCGCAAAAGAATATTCTTCTCATGTAGATGTTCAGAGCCTCCTGTCAGCATGGCCTGTACGTGCTCCGTTCGACCTTTCATGGCACGCACACCAAACCTATAGATGGATATGGGGGTCATAATTGGCATTACAGTGCCCAGGAATAGGCGTTCTGCTTCGAACCCACCAGTAGTAGACCCAAAGTATTCAAGAACGTTTACAACGTCAAAATCTCCACGAGTATAACTTTCCTGTGAAACGTCTTCAGGCCGAATAGTCATGTAATCAAGAACGTGCCAATCTGTATCTTCTGGGTTGTGTTTCCCCTCAAGCTTGGAAACCTCTCCCGCTGCTTTCTCCAGTTCAGCTTTAATTACTTTAGATCTTGAGTCGTTCGTTAAAATGACCCGCGTTGCTTTATGGGGATTACCTGATTTGTCAGCGTTTAGGGTTTTTGTCTTGGCGAGCTTAGACTCAAAAGTAAATGCGTGGGTACTCCCAACGATACCTGCGTCAGGTTTTGCCTCAAACGCATAGAATTTAGTCCGTGCTGGAACCCCCTTTTTTGCTGGGATTGTCTCTAAAAACCCTAAGACATATTGTGTTCTAGATAGGTCTAGCTCTCTGGTGATTCTGCAGTTGTCCGGAGACCTAAATATGGGGCGGGGGAGTGTTATTATCGTAGACAAAGCCTTAGTAGCTACCGCAATATTTGATGTAACCCCTCCCATTAAAACTTGGGTTTGTACTACAGCGTCAGCAACCCCCTCATCATCAGAGGCGTTGTATATATCCACTAAGGCTTTGTTTTTGTTAACACCGGTCACCGCAGCGGCAGCCGCCAACGCAACCATTTTATCTTGCCACGCCTTTATCTTCTTTTTGTGCTTCTTTTTAACTATACCCTTAGCAGACTTTCCCTTAGTGGGTGGGGTTATGGTTTTCTCGACTATATTGAAGTCTCCAATTTCATATAAACGCCCATCCTTCCCCAACTCTTCTAGCGCACCTACTACACTCCGTGCCGTGGCACGGCCAGCCCCACTGCTGGGGACTTTTACAGGAGATGCTCCGGAAGCTCCCATGGCCCCACCGCTGTTGATCAACAGTTGATCTGTCGCACCAGTCATACCCCCCACAACCATGTTGCCATCTATCTGAGCTTCGAGCGTCTGAGCGGACGGTTTGCGATAATTTGTAAACGGCTTACGACGAAGAACAACCGCTGGCACCATGGGGATGGCTCCCCGCACGTCTATGCCTAAGCCATCCTTATCTGCGGGGGTAAACAATGGCGACGGGCGTAGATCAAGAAAGAACTCGTTCATTGTGGGGTTAGACCCCGGCTGCAACGCAGACATCAAAGAGCCCTGGTGATTCATCATACGAAGTTTAGCCCAAAATCCACCCACGTCTTCCATATAATCTAAACATAAAATATTAAAAATAGTATAAACCGGGTCATTATTCTCGGTGTGCTCGTATTTCTGAGCTAATTGGTTTGCCAACGGAAAGCTATTAAAGGACTCTTTTATGGCCGATGGATTAGTTCCTTCAATCTCAGCCAATACAGCCTCAATAACCCTCTCTAGTGTGCTTTCTAGTCTTTGCTCTTTTTTATCAACAGTAACAGTAGGAGTAACTGTTGAAAGTGGAGTTCTTTTCTTACCGTGTATAATTCCCTGAACCGTAAAAAACGTATTCCCTATGTGTCCCCGACTATCTACAGAGGGCTCTAGCTTATAGCTAAGCCTATGGTACTTTGCCTTAAGCTCAGACACGGCGTGTGCCCAACCAGTACTCTCGCCAAGGACGACGCCTACAGGAACGGCGTCCCAAAATGCCGAAACACTAGCCGCGTGTCCTCCCGTTAAAACCTGTCCAACTTCCTGTGACATCGCAGCAAGGGCCTCTGCAAACATGGCCAGCGTTGTATCGTCTTTTTCTTTTAGGGCCGCTTCGTAAACAGCCTGTAGGCTTGTTTTAAGGGTATCCTTATCTTCAATAACTTTAAAATTCCAAGTTGCTCCTCCAAGACCCTCTTTATACGAGGGGGGGAGTGCCCACTGCCCACCAAACCCTAGAAATCTCATAAGATTCTGAAGGATAATTTTTCTAGGAGTTCCTTCAAGCGCAATTCCCCGGTTTAGAAGTGCAATACCGCCTATGTTACTGCTTAAGTCTGCTCGGGTAACGTCACCCTTACCCCCACGAGACTGACTCGACAGGTGCTCGTTGTTGTAAATCTCTGTATTGCGAATAGCCTTACTGAAGTCCTTACAGGATATGGTGTACGAGGTAAGTTTGGTACCAGACCCACCTACAGATATGGACTTAGAGATACTATTAATATAGCCAAAGAACGTCCTTACACGTCCTGTGTTGTATAAATTCTCATTACTTCTATTTGTATTAAAATAGATATTTACTATATCTCCAGCGCCTAAAACATCTTCCATATGATCGACAGCGGGCATACTAATTTGTGCCACGCCCCCGCCAATTAGGTGCTGAGTGGTTGATACGGATGTAATATATGGAGATAGATCTATAGCTGTGGACGGATTCTTAGGCCCCCGGTCGTGGGTATGCACCAACACAAGGCATTCTGTGTTAGCCGCCCCGCGAGTATCTACTCCGGGACCATCTGGTTTAAATACTGACACAATAAATCACTTAATTATGGGCTCTTCTTAAGGGGCTTGGAGGGCTTGGGAAGTTGTTCCAGTAGAACACTAATGAGGCTAATTGTCGCTTCCAGACCCCCAGTAATCAGCCACTCATTATCTTTAAATACCTTCCCAAGATCATCAAATCCCTTTGCAACTTTGTTTATGCCCCCCTGAAGTGCGTCATATTGTATCCCCTGGAGCGTCGCCATTGCTTTCGCAACCTCCTTTATACCACTCGTAGTGGCTACGCTAATGGCTTTCTCTTTTAAGCTAGCAGCCTCCCTGCTGAGCGCCGCATTAGCGCGTTTTCCGGTGGGATCTATTCCCGTTATACCCGCAAGAGCACTTCGACTAAGACCCCCTGACGCACCCAAACCAATAACTTGTTCAGCCTGGGTGAAGGGAATATTGAATTGCTCAGAAAGCATCTTCGCTTGGAATTCTCTATTGCCACGACCCTCAACTGCTGTACCAACTACAGAAGCCTGGATCTTGCTAAGCGTGTCCCCCTCTTTAAATCTCAGGTATTCAAAATACCCACGACGTTTAAAAAGGTTTGGATCTACGCCCATCTTCCGCGCCTGGTCTTGGTATTCCCCCAAACGAGGATTACCAAACCCATACGCACGCATCATGAATAATTGGCCCGCTTCACCACCACCAGGATTAAAAGTACCCGCACCCATCCTCTGCGCTACACTTGCTGCAGCTTGAGGGCTCTTCATCCTAGTAAGCAAACTTGCTACAAAGCCCTCTATACCCTTCTGTGACCCTGTAAAATCTCCAGCACCACCTAAACCCTGCATCTTCATTAAAGCTGAAGCGCCCCCTAGAAAAAATGGGGCAATGGCCTTAGATTCCGCTCTGGCCGCTGCACCACTAAATCCGCGCCTTCTTATAATCTCCTGTAACGTCCCATACGAACCCTTCGTACCGCGCCACGCGCCCGCACCACTAACCCCCAATGTTCTAGCACCAGAAATCATTGGTAACATTGACATCGGGTCTATGCCCGATTGAGTGGCCCACATGTCTCGACTAGTGGCACCAACATGTCTGCTATACGTCCCATGGCCTACGCCGTAAATAGCGCCGCCCGTACCATAATAAGCCTGCATCATTGCGTGCGCGGCCATAGGATCGTGCCCCTGGCCCCCCACTAACCCACCACGATGTTTTACTCCCTTTTTATCTTTCCAAGAGTAAGTAAACTGGTTAGGCGAACCAATAAGTGACCTTCCAGCAGCATACCTTGATGCCTGCTCTGCAGCTAGCCCAGTAGCGTATGATTGCTGCAACGCAGCCATGCCCATGCCTGTAGAGACATCAGTTGCCGCTCCCGCCGTTCGCGCTGCTATGGCAGTACCGTGCCCAACCCCTGCTATGGCACTTGTGCCAAGAAACTTGCCCAAACCCTTTTTCCAGCCGCCTCCCGGAATGAGGTCCATCCAACTCCCCGCCGTTTTACTGGCCGCAAGCGCAGCTTGTGCTGCTAGCCCCCCCATTGCAGAACCAATACCTCTATTAAATATTCCTCCGTGTCCTGGAATGCCTAATCCGCCGCCGCCACCACCACCGCCGCCATAGGCACCACCACCACCATACCCACGACCTTGCCCTGTAAGCTGTCCTAAGGCACTGCTGATGTTTGCGGCACCCAGGGCACTACCTGTACTGGTAAGACGCTGTAGACGGCTTTGTAGACCACTTAGAGAGGATTCAAGGCGGTTGATCTCCCCCACGATGCTACGGACGGACGAAGACATATTGGTCCCAAGGGACGCAGCCTTCTTATTAACATCATCAAATAGGCTAAGTAGCTCACTTCCTTCTCGCTTAAGTAAATCTAAATTAGATTTTAGAATACTCGCGCTAACAGCGTCCTTAGCCATTAATATTCTTCCTTAAAGTTATCGTCACTACCTAGCAGATCATCTAACTCTTTTATTCGGTCACCAATACTACCTTCTGGCGGTGATGTTACCATACCCCCACCAGCCCTCTTTTTATATGCTTTTCTACTCCAATTGAGTATTTTCTCAGCCTCGTCTTTTGGTAAATCTTCCATAAGATCTGGCACAATACCCGAACGAATCTCTCTCTCCCACTTGTCGATCATTTGATCGCCAGTGTTATCTGGTGGGAGATCAAGCCCATACATCTCACCACGGTTCTGTGCGTAATAGTCTTCGAAGAATTCGACTACTAACTCAAAGATTGTATAGGAGAGGTACTCAGGAGAGCGGGGAGATTTTTGGTATTTTTTTGTCCACCACATCCGCAAAGGAGTGATCGGATCCCCCGACCCGCGTAAGTTCAGCGCTGCTTGTGTCTTCGCTGCGCTCAGAAGGTCCTTCCCCTCCAGTTTCGGATTTAGTTCCGAGAAAGTTAGCCTCGAATCGGGCCACCTCCTCGTAAACTTTATTAAGAAGGGCCGGATCGATCAGCTTCTCAGGGTCAAACCAGTCTGGCTTTGACATGAGGGCGATCTCGCAATGAGCAATCATCTCATTGAGCATGGCAGTGCCAGGATCAATATTGTTCCCGCCCTCTAAACCTACAGTGTACCCACCACAAAGCTGGGCTTTACGTGCGCCTAACCGAGAGAGATCACCAATCGTGAGCTTCTTAACGGTAAACGTTCCCATGTATCGCTGCCCATCCATCTCGGACAGGTGATCGATACTAAAAGACTTATTAAAGTCCCGCATCCACTTCCCCTATTTCTTAAAATTATACTCTAACGGCCTAATGACCGGATTTAAAGCTCAGACTCGTCTTGCTGCTTGATAGCTACGAAAGAACAATTCTCTGTTACAATACCACGGGCGGATACGTCAAACGTTTTACTGGCCGCACGAACCGATGTGAACAACGCAACGATGTCAGGCACCGACTCCCCAGACTCAGTATCAGTAGACTTAGTGTTGTGGATTGCCGCAGAAAGAACGCCTGAGGTAAGAATATCATCAAACTTCGGGAAAATAGACGCCCCGCCAAAGTCACTATTGTAGCGACCTAGATAACTCTTTAACGAAGAGCCAACAAGGCGGAAGAACGCTGCGCTCAAAGAGGCCCGGTAAGCAACGGGGATGTGCTCCCGGACCTCTAAGAAGTCAAGCGTCTCTACGGGCTCGTAGTCGATGGCTTCCTCACCACTAACACCAGCGCAGTAACCAACAGCTTGTCCATTGATGTAAAATTTAGCTCGTGCTCCGGTAAAGACTTCAGCCATCTCTGAACCTCGTTATTTAGTAATTACGCACCAAGGATAGCAAACGCATTAACAGCATTGACTAACTGATACAGCAGCCCAGAGAGGTACTTGTTAGCTGCCTCTGGAGCAAAACCTCGGTTAGTGGCAAAACCATTAACAGTACCCTGAAGCTCTACGAGGCAGCCAGTGCCGTAGTTAGCGCCCAGACCGGCGAATCCAGCCCCGAAATCCAGGACGTTAGAGCGTTTAGCCCGAGTATACGCCACAAAGTTGCTTGCCGACGAAGCGCTATCCCATGCGGAGCTACCAACACCATCATCTGCATCAATAACGCGAACCATCCCACTAAGAGGAAAGGGGATATCCCCTACAGCGCCATCCATTTGCACGGTAATGGTAAGGTCTGGTCCCGCGTTGTTATACGGGAGACTGCTGCGAATCAACGAGCCTGTTTTCTGGCCCCAAACTTGCCACTCATTAACGAGGGGGATCTCAGGAGAGTCAAGGGATTCATCTAATTTGCGGTGCATGGTTAGCATCGCAGAAATCATGGTGGTCATATCACCACCAGCCTCACGCAAGTCTGTGAGCTTACCGTCAGAAAGATCAAGCTCAATAGAGACTGTATCAGCATCGCTTGGTACAGTAGGCCACTGAGTAAGCGCGTTTCCGTCAGAGTCTTTAAAATCTGTCAGCGTCAACACTGACGGGTCGGCTACAGTAGCGCTCACCACTACGGCGGTAACTCCCACGTTGTTTGCCGCAGTAGCCGTAAGCATTGTAACCGTCGCGCCTTCAATGGAGCCGGCTTCGTCCCAGCCCCCCGCGTTGTCAATATCAATTGTCGTAGCGGTGTGACCGCCACCATCAGCAGTTCCGGTGCTGTTGCAAAGCTCCTCAAGACCAGCCAACAACTCTCCCAACGCCTGGTTACCAACCGGACCTCCGTCCGAAGTACCGCCTGCGTAACCCCCCGGCTGGGAATCATCAACCACCACAAGGCTAGAACCAACGGCGTAAGCACCCCCAGCACGACCAGTGACCGTAACGTCCTGACCGCTAACGCTAGTTACTGTGACCTGATCTGCTGTGTTATCAGCAGCGCCCACAGCGCCTGCAAAAGAGTTACCCACTAAGTAGCAGACATCCCCTGCCCGAAATTGAGCAGCCTCTGTAAAAGCCCCAAGAGTGAGGGTCGCGCCGTTAGCGGGCGACGGAGCACTCAAAGTCCCCCTCTTAGTCACGTACCCATCGTACTTAAGAGTAAGAGGAACACTAGTTCCTGGGACGTAAAACGCTTGTCCAGAAGGGACCAAGACGGACGTATTACCATTTAAGTTACTCTGAAGAATACTTAAAAGGTTTTGATGAGTAGCTGCAGTAAGGGTGGGCATTTTCGAAATCTCCTATTTTAGGCGCTGAGTGTGGGGAGTTGTGCAAAAATCTCGAAAGTTATGTAGTTTATACCAACCGCTGGGAATATCTCAAAACGAATTGTACAGATATCACCAGAAACAGTTACTTTGAGATTCTTATAGGCATTTAACTTTGTACCAGTTGCTAGATCTTCGCTGTCTACAATGATCTCTAGATCACGCTTGTAAACCTCCAGCTTACTAATAACTGAACTCTTAACCGAAGCTACAATAGCAGGAGTTGCCTTTGCTCCCGTGAACCGGTTTTCAATGAAAGTACGAAGGTCGTATGCAATGTAATTCAATTCGTAATTAACATTACGATCTGTATACGCTACGTTATCAGTGGAAGTATAAGTACTAAGGTTCTTAACAATACGGAACCCCTGACCCTTAACCTTCTCAGAGAACAGAACACCGCTCTGTAAAAGCTCGTCAGATGTATTCTTATCTAACGTGTCGATCTTCTGATTCCGGCAAAGAATATCAGTGGCCTTTACTAATTTAAACGTAAGAGGAGTACCGATAGGAGACCCTGCCTGCATACCCGCTGCCGCACACGCAAGCATGTGAGGCTCAAACTGAGTAACAGCACCAGTTAGGCCAGCACGCTTAACATCCTGAAACACTAAAGCAACGTTTCGATCGTTAAGAGTAGAAGCACCAGTCTTAATAAGGGTCATACCCACTGCTTTTGTATCAGTAGCGGGGGGCCGAACCGCTGCAATACAGTCAACCTCGTTCTTATAGGCTCCTGCACCGTTCTTCGCGTGCTGAGCAAGAAGAGAGTGGACGTAATCAATTGTGAAATTAGTTGCGTCAGAACTCCACAAAGCGACTGCCGTATCTTGTCGGTGCTTAATTAGCTCCTCAAAACAATCAACTAGCCCAGACGCTGTCGTAGCGTTGTAAGCACCACCTGAAAGGGCGAAAGTAGCAAACGCCGTTACGCCGTCACCAAAGTTAGCTCCTGCATAGGGGGCACTACCTGCCACAGTGGCGCGGGCCGCACTAACAAGCTGACTTTGAGAGTTGATTGTGTCAATCAACAACGCCAGGTTATCAGTAAATCGGTGGTAACGATTTGGATTAGTTCCAAAATCTCCAGTTTCTTTATCTGCGGGGTGATCTGTCTCGAAATCACAGAGACAATCTACACCGGCTGCAGTAGCAGCCCCCACGTAGGCACCATTAGCTCGTCCGGTAAAATCAAAACGACTCGTAGGGAGAGTCCCATCACGACCTAAACCAACACGAGCCTTCCAAGAACCAGAGGTATCTGACCCTTTCGTAGCCCCAGAAATAACATTTCCATTATTAAGGGCAGTAACAAACGCATTAACATTCAAAGTAGACGCTAGCGTAAAAGTCCAATCTGCAGCACGAGCAGGGCCAGCGTTATTAAAGTCTACGGATGCTCCACCGTGAGACGCGGGCTCACCCCAACCAGGGCGCACTTGCAAGGATAGCGAGTTAGAGATGCCGCTTGCCCCGGCAATAACGCCAAACGCGCCCTCGCCCATAGCGTTACCGCCAGTAGCGGTAGGGGCATCTGGCGTACCTGCTGTATTTTTAGGTACAGCGTTAATGAATACAAACTGAGAAGTATTGTCCGGGTTAGTAGCAAACCCGTTAACAACCTCGATATCAGTACTTGCACCAGCAGTCACTGCACCAGTGGTTACAATTCGTCGAACCTGCCCCGCACCCGTACCCGACACAATATGTACATAGCACGGCCCGGTCCTGGGGGCTCCGTAAGCACCGTCTCCAGAAGCGTTGGTCCAGAAAAGGGGAGCGCCTGCCGTGTACCCAGCAGGCTGTTGGTCTGATCTAGCGTTTACCGTTATAGTAGTAGTCGCTGAGTTATAAGTGTGTACAAAGAACGGCCCAGCAGCCTCTCTTAGAACCTGAAACACGGTACCCGAACCAGGAGCGGTACTTGCACCAGCAGCGTTAAAAAAGTCTCCTTCAATGTCGATATTCGACCCTGCTACACCACCCGTACCCGTACCGGTATCACCAATACGACGAATAGTGCCCCCAGGAACTCCTCCAGGAGACGAAACAATCATTACCCAACGACCTTCATCTTCCGTCGAAAGTCCCGCCACGACAAGGCGACCAACTCCGCCTGCCCCCGTCGTTGTGTAATTGCTTCCAACTTGAACGGGTGTACTAGGAGCGTACTGAACGTCTAAGAGAGGATCTCCGCAAATCTGAGTAAATGTCTCTACGGTAGCGGTATTACCATCCGTCACCGTTACATCTAACGTATCCGTGTCGGCCTCGTTACGAGCAACCTTGGCGGAAAGAGCATTCGAGTACTTTCCGTAAATTACAGAAGTAAAAGTTAAAGAAACAGCATCAGATGCCTGATTCTGAGCAACGATTGAAGACTGCGTATCAATATTACTCTTAATGGCAACTATCTGTTGAGCGCCACCGGGGATACGAATGTCGTTCGATGGATTAAATAAGAAGTCGATCGAGTCGGCAAGAGGACCGCTCTTAAATGCGTCTACTGCAGTGTCAGGATCTGTAAATGTATAGACTTTTGGGGAGTTGTTGGCGGGGTCATACGGCTGACCGTAATCAGCCTCACCAATAATACCCACAATACCACTAGCGCCAGCAGCTACCTGGGCCATCCCCGCAGCATCAACCTTAGTTAAGCCGCCCGGATGATAGAGCGTTACTCCATTAAATGTAATAAATTTTGACACTTACGCTCTCCTAAAAAGTCTTAAACAAGTTTTCCCACTGAGAAAACGTCGCTATAGCTAATCCCCTGCCTTTTGCCCACGCCACCATAGGCGCGATCCTATTCGGTCGAGTACCAATACTCATCAAATAGGTTTTAGCATCTGAAGCAGGGTCTTGTCGTACCACAAGAGGGGGACCTTTAGGCGGCTCTACCTTCTTTGCAGAAGCCCCTTCTACTTTTTTTCCAATAGGTTTTGAAACTTTTTTAACAGCCATCTAAGTTCACCACGATTTCTGCTATGACATTAATACGTATTTTACGTAATAGTAAACGATTTAGTTAGGGTAGTTGAGATTAAATCGGGGTTGGTAACTTTAATATCCCACACCCCAACAGTGGCTTCTGCTGAAATTGTTAAATCAAAAGTAAATTTCTTTGTGACAGCGTGGCCACCTACCGAGGTCACTGTCTCTACCGAACTTTCCTTAATTACTTGAACAGAAACCCCTGCCAAACTGTCGGAAAAATCATTAGCGACAGTTATAGTCCCACTAGCTCCGCTTGTAAAACTAATAATTCTACGCTTTTCCCCATAAGTCGAGTGGGATTTAGGTCCGAGTACCTCTAGGAACATCCCCGCAGACAGCGTAGTTGGAACTACGTCAGCTACGTTCGCGGAGAATATTTTCTTAGTAGAGCCCGTAGTACCTGAATTTACCGGAGTAAACTCTATTTTAAATTCAGTACTACCCACGGAGATATTACTTACAACTATTCCTACGTCGCTGCCTAAGACATCAAACGTAGATCCTGGGGTACTTTTTATAAACTCAATAGTGAGGCCGTTCTGGAAGTTAATCCCTGTTACGGCAATCCCGCCACCAAATACCATATTTGTATCCGTTAAAGCTTCCCTACCGTCTGATAAAAGAGTGATATTTCCAGCACTGGTTATACCTCCTTTAAGAGAATAGCTTACGTCTGCCTCAGGTACCGTAACGAACGTACCTGCTACAAATATCAATTGATTTGATAAAACTTCAACAACTGGAGCTATAATATTCTCTGACGTGCCCGACGTAACCGTCAAAAGGTCTCCCTCGCTTACCTTGACGATTGAGGTTCCTGTGACTCCTGTAACTACGGACACGGCTGTGATGAGGGGTTTTTGCACCTCAGCAAGCATGTCGGGTGTATCTCCCCAAGCATTTCCCATATTAATGACAAATGCTTTCGCCGCTGCTTCTAAGCCCTCGTCGCCTTCTACGAGATAGTGATCTGCAAAGTACAAGAAGTTCATATTTATCCCGCGCATAAATATGAAGTTAGGTTGTTGGGCTGCCTGGGGAAGGAAATCGGTACCACTGAATCGAATTTGGTGCATCCCATTCGTAGTAAACGTCGGTATTCCGGCCATTAAAATATAACGGACAAGGTGATACATGAAGATGGTGAAGTCTTGATCATCTGTCATAACCTGTAGCAGATAGCTACACGAGTACCCAGATCCCCTTCGTTCTTTATATTTCTGTACACTTTTATCGAAGATTTTGGGCGTATCTTCGTACTTCTCACCCTGTCCAAGCCCCAAGGCTAAGCCATAAGTGTCGTCTGCTAAGGATGAGGTCTCTCCTTTCATGTAGAAGAGCCCTTCTGACCCAAACAAGCGGTCGGTATCGTCATACCCGGCAGACAACAAGTCCCCCAAGAATATATCACTCTCTTCTTCAGCCCGAAGAAGAATTGCAATACAGGGGAACTGACTATCCTCTCTTGGGTAGTTAATTGTAATGTCGATGGGAGTGCTTTGAATAAGTTCGTAGAACTGCTGAGCAAAGCTCTGCGGAACACTCTTGAAAAGTTGATCAGACTTCCAAGGGATGTTGCGTATTCGGCGTATCCCGTTTACCAGAACACGCTGTACGATTATCTCAGGTATAATCATTCTGTGATTCCAGGATCTCCGTAGAACATATCAGAGGTAAACGACTCCCTATTAAGGTCCATCCACGATGAGATTTGATTTCCAATTAATGCTGCTCGAATACCTGGGTGTTTCCAAGTATCTGCCGGTTTACTCAGATCTCTAAATCCGGTTATCGTTCTAAATTGAGTATTTCCAGACGGTAAGAAGTTTCCACGAGCCTTAGTAGACCTAACGCTAACAGAAGCCCTATCAAACTGAGACATCTCAGACCGAATAATGTATTCTGCAATCTGTGGCTCACGCTTCTGCACCACAGAGCGCATACTATCTACGCTCGCCAAGAACGGGGTGGCACTCTTCTCAGAAGTCTCCACACGGTTCTTATCCCGCATTGGAATGACCCGATAGGGGAGACCTTCCTTGGAGACTTTAGCGTTTAACATAAATATACTTCTGAGATCATGCTCATTCTGACCATGCTCTAGAATATCGCCAAGAGTTCCTGGCTGTAGCCCTAACCTAATGTGGTCGGGGTTGCTAGGGTCCCAATAAAGGGCACGGATATACCTATTAGCCGTAGACACGCTGAATGTCGCCTGTGCGTGCTCAACCCATTTAGAAATAGCTGCCGCCGCTAAAGCAAGCATCCGCACTTCGGTTTGTTTCTTAAACCGAGAATAGTCTACGATTGCATAGTCTTTGACTTGCTTCTTCGTAAACAGTTGAGTTGTGTTTGTAGTCATTAAGCCCTCACACGAGACCTAAATAGGGCCTTATCCATAGGCTTCTCGTCAACACCATCCCGTAAGTTAACAAGATGTTTCTTACGAAGAGCTATACGATACCCTAAATCTCTATCTTTGTCCCTGCGAGACATAGGAGAATTGAAAACAAGCCACTCTAGATACGCTTGATACTTAATTGTGTATCGAGTCTTATTCTCAGGAGGGTTAGTCCAAACTATCTTTCGAGCCTCAAAATAAAAATCAGACCCCTCTTTATAAACCTTTCCTGCCTCATCCTCGCAGTAAACAGCCTTCGCCCCTTGGTAGTGGAGCAAATCTTCATTGGCGGCAAGGGGGACCATGCTCGGCATTGACTCCCCACGTATAATAACCTGCCCGTCGCCAACATTCTCAGGCCACGTAAACGTAACCTTATCAAAGTCGGAGGGAGGAACTTCTAAGTTAGGAGAAACAGACAAAACACAATCACCAGGATTGATAAATCCTGTTTCTATTAATTGACGATTTGAAGAAATCCCAGATATTAGGCCCATAATCTGTAGGGGCTGTCGGTAAATAATACCGTTCTCACACTTGGTGCAGTACATCTGACCGCTCCCACCTATGACTGCTTCCCCAAAATTACCGTCACGACACGTGCATGAGAGGCCGATCTCGTGAATAACAACCTGGCCCCGATTGGCGATAAGACCATCTTGCATACGGAAATTATCAGACCAGTCCACTCCCAGACCCGTCTGCTGGTTCAATCTCCTAGCGATGTTCTTCTTATCTGTCATTACATCACAATCATTTGAGGTCCACGGTAACGATTCTTGAGAGCCGGTAAATGCTCTCGAATCCAGTTTCTGTAATCCTCAATGCTGGCACTGTAGATGCCGTAGATAGCAGACGATGTATACGACACGCTCTCTGATATGCCATCACGAGAAATAGATTGGCTTGAATAGCCGCCCCGGAAAGCCGCCCCTGCTGCCGTCAAGATGGGAATAGCGGCGTGCTTTCCAATAAGCTCCATAATACCACCGGAACAGTCCCGAAGTCCTGCTGTAATATTGTAGTGCCAAAAGTTTGGAATAGGAGTTGCTCCTCGCAACGCCTCAACCCACACAAGCCCGATAAAATCAAAAGCCAACTCGGTATTAAAAGGCACTAATTGGGTATAGCCTGACTTCTCTGCAATCTCAATCCACTCTGTGTTGATGTGGATTACTCGGGTATTAGCTACAGCACCATAAAGTTGGTCTACAGAGAGCAAGCTGGGAAAGGGAAACTGAATCTCAATCCACTGTCCCGCCTGTCTCGGGTAAAACGTTATAGGAGACTTAACAAAGTCATAATCACTGTTAATGACCAGGGAGCCCCCGCTTCCACCATAGGTAAGCTGTGAGGGGTCTATGTCAGTAACAAGCTCTGTAGGTTCTATATAAACCTGTAAAAGAGTGTTTTCGACGTGATCAATAGAGTCGCTGATATACCTGCGTATCGCAATATCATCCAACACCATCTCTTCAATAAACAACTCCTCTTGCTGAGTTGTGGTAGGAAGACGATTGTGATCAACCTTTACGACAATATACTCAGAACTAGGACCACCAGCAGGTAACATATACTCTTTATGCGCGGGGAGTATCTTTACAAGACTCCCATTGTTCCAAGAGATAAACTTATTACCCGCCGCATCTACGCTATAATTAAGAGGAAAGAACGACAGCTTGTGGTTCCTACTTACCTCTTTGATCGACACACCAGTTATAAGGCGGGGATCAAAGCGCCACTTTCGTAAATCAGACGACTGGAAATCAATACCAAAGCACCAGTCACTCTTCATGCGGTGGACCGTAATAGGATTTATAAAGAAATCCGCAGACTCTACCGTCCCCGCTACAGGATACGGAGAAACTTCGTCACTCCGGTACACCTTTACAAAATACTTACCCCGACGAATCAAACTTACTAACGAGGGGGAGGCAATGGCGAGACGGATATCCAGGTTGGTGTACATTGGAGTGTTAGCATCAAAGGCTACACCTACGCCCAAACCGAAATACGCAGCAACATCTACATCTAACGTGTAAACAACAACGTCCCTGGACCTTCTAGCCTTACGAATCTCAAACGTAAGCGTGTTCTCTGCCGCAACAGCGCTAACAGTGCCAGTCACAAAAGTGACAGCCTCAATTATTGCTCGATCTTCTTCAAATCGGCTGTACTCCTCGTGGTCTACAGCAATCGATGTAATCTCAGTAATAGCCATTATGCCAACTCAAATAACTTAGCCAACGTGGTGTCGGGTACGACGACAGTTCGTCGATAACCAATATCCGCTATGACTATGTCAATCGTTGTCTGCTGAGCCACAACAAACTCGAAATAACCGTTTGTGTCCGTTTTAGATGACATGATCCTGTCATAAAAACCAGCGTTACCCATAGTAGACGGCACCGCCAATAGCTTCGCAGAAATCGACGCGTTGGCTACAGCAACGCCCGCCAAATCTACTACAAATCCATAAAGCTTACAGGTAGGAATAGACGGAGGAGTAAACGTAACCGGGTCAAGACTGCCTACAATATCAATTGTATTGAAGTACGGCTCAAAAAGAGCGACGGCAGGAGGTACGGGGGGAGGAGAACCGTTAGTTACTATGTACGTAAATACATCTTCTTTACTTAGGATAGTTGGCGGAAGAAGAAGTAAATAACTTCCAGGAGCAATAGTAGCATTGACCTCTACCCAATCAACACGCTCTACGGGCTCTGTCGCGTTATGTACGTTAACAGTTGGGGACGTAAGGAGCAGTTCTCCGGTAGATACGTTATTATATGAGTATTCAAGCGTCTCTATCGATGCCGGAACTAGAGGATTTATTACAATTTTGCCGTTTTCAGGAGGAAAACTACTAGTATCAAGCAACTTAATAGTAGTTACACCAGCAGCAAAATTTCCCACCACTGTAGATGCTGTGGAATCAAAATCCGGTGCCGCATACAGTGTAACTGAAAGCTCACCACTGCGAATAAAAGATATCTCTACCTGAGTCGCAAGAACGCTATCTACAGCATTTCCTGCCGAGTCTAAACACGTTACCGGCAACCAGCGCCACTGATTTACAGGAATCTGAACTGTTGAAAAGATTTGGTCTGGCACGATACCCCCTACTTAGACATCTTTTTAATATCTTGCCGAAGGATCTTGAGTTCAGACTTGATATCCTTGTGATTCTCAGACTGATGTACACGGATGTGTTTAACTTCCGTCTCCACAGCAATCAAACGTTCATTAACTTTACTAACGGTCTTTTGATGAACATCCGTCTTCTCTGATGTTTTTTTAATATCTCGCTTATTAGTCTCAACATCAGATTTAACTTCAGCCGCAGAAAAAGATGCGGATACAGCAGCGGACGTAACCCACACTATCGCGACCACAACAGCAACGAAAATGGGCCAATATGTTTGAATCTTAGACATAATAGTAACCCTTGGAGCTTCTTCGCTCACGAAAATCCTCCTTAGTTAGGACCATTAATGCCCACGATGCACGCAAAAGCCCCTGCATGAGAGATAGGGGCGGCTGTTGCCTCCCGTACATAGAAGTATCTAAAAGATATCGACGCTTCGAAGATGTGGGCTGAGGGCGTCCCCACTGGAGGGACCGTAATAAAGTTATTACCATTATCAAAGCTAATCTCAAGTGCTGGGACACCCGTATTTCTAAACCAAATCCAACTAGCTTTGCGCCAACTAGATCGACCCCCCGTAGCAGCCCCACCAACACCACCAGTCCAAGTAGTGTCGGGTCCAGCCCCCATGCCGGGGACCACCACCTTAAAAGCGTTACCTGCTACGCCTCCATCCCCTATGCCAGGAACAGCTTCCCAGCCAGGTAAATCTAAAGAAGCGCCTCCAGTTAATCCTGGAGTACTTACTGTAGAAGTTCCGTCGGCGGCAAGGTAATCACCAATCTGGATTAAATTTATGTGTACTGGTTTTGGCGCGTTTAACATTCCTAATTGTCCTTATTCCAACGGGTCTCATAAAAAGTGGACCCTTTACACGAAAGCACACTTCTAAAAAGAAGGGCTGATTTGATTAGTATCCTACACTAAATTACCTAAGCTCTATAAAAGAAAAACCCCCCACTCGTAGAAATTCCACAAGTGAGGGGTTAGTCAATTCAACTCAGCCTATTAAACGTTGTAAGAGATTTCTGCACTCGCAGACTTATACACGTGGCACGTGCACGTATCTTGAGCATCCGCTACCTTTCCAACGAGAAGGAACCTTAGAACTCCATTACCTGCCGTAGCAAGGGCTGCAATAGCCGTAGAGTTTAAGAGACCACTGAGGCTTGCAGTATTAACCGTAGTGCTACCCGTTACTTCAGAGGTAACCGTTACAGCACTTCCACTAGGAGCAGAGCCTGCGGTCTCAGCGGCTCCGGAAACCATCCACTTCGTAGTGATAGCTCCACCGCCACCGCCATTGGTGCCCTGATGCTTCCACTTAAACACTGAGAATACGTCAGTGAAAGTAGCATCGCCACCCTCTCCCAAAGTAATGCTCACCAAGTCTAAGATCCGATAAGCAGTATTTTGAGTCGTATTAGATGCCGCGATTGCGTCATCACTTGGATCAGCAGAAATCACCGTAGTGTCGTTCTTGAAGTACTTCTTAAACGTCGCCTGGTGAACCGTACTGGCGGCCTTGTCCAAGAGGAGGTCAAGACGACCACCATCGGCCCAAGCAGTATCAAGCGCATTGGTGTCAACTAAGATACTTCCTAACGTCAAACCGGCAGTTCCCGCCGAAGTGTGACCCGAAAGAGCCTCATCCCACACTGCATCAGAACTAGCAGCAACAGTTGGGTCGTTAAGGGCATTAATGGCTGTTAAGTTAGCAGCGATATCTGCAACTACACTAGCGCCAGAAGGACTTCCGATCACTGTCGTATCAGCTAAGATAGCCGCTACCTCAGTATCAATCAGATCATCAAGAGTAGTACTGGTATCAACAAGGACCGCATCAACAACGGACTTAACGGCAGCAATGTCAGCCGAGATACTCGCGCCTGCAGCCGCGCCAATCTGAGCGGTATCCGTGAGGATAGAATCTACGATAGTGTCGAGACGACCACCGTTGGTCCAATCACCTTGAAGCTCATTAGTATCCGCAAGGATAGTAGTCAGTGCGGTTGCAGAGTTTGAGAGCGTTGCAGGGATCGTAGTGCCAGTATCCGTGAGAATACCTTTAATGTACCCCATCATGGTATCCGTTGTAGATACCGCTCCTACAGCACCATCAGTTAATGCACCAGCAACAGACGCTAGGGCTGCACTATCCGTACCGCGCATTGCAGTAGTCGGGATGGCATCCAAGAGAAGATCAAGCCGACCGCCATTGGCCCAGTCACCTTGAAGCTCGTTGGTGTCCGCAAGGGTAGCATCTAAGAGGAGATCAAGGCGTCCACCGTTAGTCCAGTCACCTTGTAGCTCGTTAGTATCGGCTACGATATCATCAAGATCAGCGGCATCGCTAACCTGCATGGCACGAG